TGAGTGTGAGCGTATATTGTACATTCTCGTTTACTGCTGCCATTGGTTAGTTTTTTGAAGGGCGTATTTTAATCGTCCTATATATGTTGCTAATTTATCGTCATTCAATTCGTCCGGATCTACTTTAAAATAGAACTGTACTAAACATATCCAATGCGTCACATCGTCACAATTATCGTCTATAAAAGAATCAGCTATTTTTTTTTAAACGTATTAGCCGCAAATCTTATAAAACTATATGCTTCCAAAGCCGCACCCATATAATATTCGTCATTTTCGGGCGATTCGCTGTAAATCCTAGAATCGCTTTCCTCTTTGATTAAGTAGGCGTCTATAATCTCACTAGCTGCACTTACCGGGCTTTCCATAGCCTTATCCATAATACGAAGCTTGACAAATCTAGGCGGTTCTTTTAAATAGCCTATAATTTGATCTTCGCTTCCCTTGATTTGGAATACAATAGGATGAACTTTAGCGCCATGTTTGATGCTTAGTTCGGATGCTTTTAATTCGATTTCTTCTTGTGTCATGTTTAAGTATTTGTAACAAATTTAGACAAAAAAAACGGGATATAAAAAATATCCCGTCTAAACTTAAAAATTATGAACAACGCAAGAAAAAAGCCTAGTTTTTGTGATCGATAGCGCCAATGATCAACGGAATCTCTACAAGGATTTTAGTATCACCTTGAGCAACCACAAACGGGTCTTCCATGAACTCACACGCTTTCAATACATCTAAAGAAGGTTGTACACGTACACCCGCGAAAGATACTTGAATATCGAAATAAGGTATATCCAATGGATCACGACTAGGAGCGGCCGCAATAATTGCGTTCCACTCGTCACGATACAAAGTGATTTTTCCCTCATATTCCTTGTTGCCGTAACCTCTACTTACGGGTTCTGTTCCGAAACCGTAGTTGTTTTCTTTCTTTTGAGTGCGCTTATATTCGATGTTTGTTATGCCTACAACCGGTACTCCGAAAAGAACCAATTTGACATTCGCCCAACTATAATTAACGCCGTTTATTAAAGGATTAGACATTTTTACTTATTTTAAATTGATGTTGCGAAACTAATATTTACTTGAATTGCTCTAGCTACTCCGATTGGCACTAATTGTACTGAAATTATCAAAACTCCGGTAGATAATACATTTTGAGTAGTATTGATAGTTACGGCTTGTGCTGACAATTCAGTATCTCTAATCATTTGTATCAAATTCAATTCGGCTAAACTTCCAAAATATGCGATAGTAGTATCGGCTAAAGTACCATCAGAATTTAACTGCAATGGTGAATTTAAAGCCGGTAATACACTTGCATAAATTCCTCTAATAGCTTTATCGATAGTTCTATTGTTCTCTATATAAGCATAGTCAGAAGTTACGGTAATAGCTGTGTGGCTATCATTTACGTATGATCCGGCAATACCTACATATTTAATCAAGAAAATATATCTTAAGTTATCTAAAGCATTTAAGAAGTTTTGTGATGAACTAGCTACTAAAACGCCGTTACCGAAAGCCAAAGTATCTAATTCGTATCCATTGCTCATGTTGAATTTACCAACCCATGCAATGTCATCACTTACAGCCGCTAAACTTGCAGCACCTAAAACAGCACCTAAACAAGTAATAGATTTGCCATAAGAAGCATATAACAAAGAACCTAATCCGGCACCATCTTGACCAATTACCGCACTTACTTTGTTAGCAGTTAAGGTAGATAGATCGGTTAAAGTAGAAAGATCGGAAGTTGCGCTAATATCAGCCGCGTATATTACGCTTATTGGCTTATGGTTAGCGTCACAGTTTGTAACTACTTCGTTTTGAATAACAGTTAAATCACCTACCGCATAAGTTGCATCTTTCCATACACCGATTTGACGAATCTTACCGTTTGCATAGTTTTGAATAGTGGTGATTTCACTAAATGTATAAGTCGAAGGAACCGCATAAAAGCCTACGAATAAGCTTCCTTTGGGTTGAATACGGAAATATTCCGCTATATGATAATGCCAAACAGCTTGTTTAGAAGCTGCACCACCACTAAATTGAGTAATAGTACCCGCGATAGTTCCAACGATTGTAACCGCGATTGGTGTACCCGTGTTTAAGAAAATACCGTTCTTTTTAGGAGCAACGATTGTCACGGTAGCAGTTGCAGCACTTGCAGTAAATCCGTGATTGATAGTACCCGCGTTAATAACCGCAGCGATAGCCGTAGCAACTAAAGCTACTGTGCTGTCACCGGTAACTTTGGTATAAGTACCTAAGTCAACAATAACGCCGCCAACAGTTGTTACTTTTATGTTAGCTGTATCGCCATTTGCTCCAATGGCCGTAACTAAGTACGAACCACTAGCCGATGTTCCGTCGGAATAATCGGCTTTGATACCCGCTGCTTCGGCATCAGCTACACTAAAGAATTGTTTGATTCTATTAGTAGTAGTGAACCCGCTTGGCAAGGTAGCTGTGTACAAAAGTAAACCCGAAATAAAGTCTTCCCCCGCTAGAGGGCGACCTAATCCGCCTTTACCTTTGACAAAAATTATGTCGTTTAATCCCATTTTATTTCTTTTTTGTAGGTTTTTTCACTTCAATTTCCGGTTCTGCGGTCTTTGCGTCCGCATCTATATCGGCACCCCTATCAATTCTCTTAGCCCCTTTTACGGAATGTAAGTAAAAATGATTATCCGGAGTAACCCATATAGATTGAACGTGAGGAAGGGAAAAAGCCTCTTTGATTAATTCCTTACTCATGATGTTATATATTAATAACTAGCGCGGCTTACTTCAACCCATTTGAAACCGTCGAAGATAAATTCTATATTAGCTTTTAAACCCGTAGAAACAGCTATTGAAGTAGAAGCAGCTACATAGTTAGTACCTACTAATTTTAATTTATTTCCGCTAGTTGCACCATTGATTGTGATTTTAACTACATCACCTAAGTAACAGTTTGCTATTGATGGGAAAGAAATTGCCGAACTATCAACTAAAGTTACTTTAACTTGAGTAGTATAAGCATTTAAAGATAATTTGGTAGTATCTGCACCAACTGCGTCAGCAATTGCAGCATATTTGAAAGTCAACGCACGGTAAGTGTTATCGTTGTTTGCACCGGTTCCGGTACGTGGAGTAGCTGTTTGCGCATTAGCTGCGAAACCAACTAAAATAAATAAAGCGAAAAGTATTTTTTTCATTGTTTATATGTTTTAAAAAGGGGGATTGCTCCCCCTTCGTATTATTATGCGGTTAAAGTTGTGTAGATAACGAATTGATCCGGGAACCCGATTTGAGTATCCATTTTGAACAATCCTTTAACGAAGAACAATTCAGAGTTGTTTTGCAATCTCATTAATTGTAATTGGTTATCTTCGGTACTGTTGATACCTAACCATGCGTTAGAATCGATGTCCGGCTTTTGAATAGCTAAGTAGAAAGTGTTTTCGGGTAAACCGGCAACCATTTCAATTTCGTATCCTCTGAATTGCTCGTAAGCTTTTTCATCAGAACGAACGTTTTTGTAAGCATCAGTTCTCAAAGCCTCACCATATTTCAAGAAATCAGCATAAGAAACAACATATTTCAAACCACCTTTGCCGAAACGTCCCAATAAAGCTTTAGGAACTAAGTTTAACGCCGCTGTAAATTTATCACGGATGTTAGCAGTAGTCAAAGCGACCGGGCTAGGAACTGAAAGAGTTGGATAAGTTGGATCACTTACAGCGTCCAATAATTTTTTGATCAAACCATCAAAATAGAAATAGTTAGATGCGTCAGCAGTTTCGCCTTTAGTTGTTGGATCAACAGCAGCTCCACCCGGATCGGTATCGTATTGTTTACGACTTCTATGGATAGCGTTCTCGAAGAACTCGTTTAAACGCTTCATAGTTTGAATCATCATGAAATTTTCAGCAGTTACCGGCAATTCACGACCTAATAATTTAGGTTGTAATTGTTCAGCATAGAAATGTTGTTCGTAATCTCTTGGATTAAATTCATAATACAACATTAAGTCTTGTGGTTCTAAAACACGACCGTCAACGTTAACCGCACCTTGTGAAGTTGGTGTAGCAGTACGCTTTTGGATGAAATTAGATACCTCAATTCTTGGGATAGTCTTCTTTTTACGGATACCATCTTCTACATAGATACAACCTTTTTCGATTGTGTCCGCACCTACTACGGCACGAGTAATCATGTATGACGCTGCGGGGCCACTCCACGATGTGTCTTGAATATTTAATGCTTCTGACATTTTATTTTATTTTTTAATTAATTAAATCTTGTTTTTTGTTCTTAAATCAGCCATTGCACTTGCTACTACGTTTGTTAAAACTGCTGAATTAGCTGTTTCAGAAACGTTAATTGAAGCGGCTTTCTTGTGCATTGGTAAAGATTCGATCATGTTTTTAGCTTCATCGAATCCAATAGCTTTAGAAGTAGCAACCCATTGGTTTACTGCCTCTGCTTTAATACGACCTTGAGCAACGAAACCTTCGATCATGTTCTTAGCTTTTGTGTCTTCTGCTTCCATTTCTGCCTTGTTTTTCGCTTCGTCAGCGTCTTCGGCTTTCTTTTTAGCTTCTGCATACTTGGCTTTGTACTCGTCCATTTCGTCTTCCATTTTTTTCATCTTGTCTTCCATCTTGCTCAATTTGTCTTCGGCTTCCGCCTTTTTGTTTTCAATTGACACGATAGAAGCAATAATTGCGTCCTCGTTGGCTTCATCTAGTAAGCCT